GAAGGTTATTTTGCTGAGGGTTTTTTGCAGCGTTAAGCATATTTTGCTTTACTGAGCTCAACTGCTCTAGCGCTTTTTTAGACTCATAAAGCATCTCTTGCGCTTTAACCATCGCATCGCCGTCTTGAGCTTTAAGCGCCTCAGAAATCTTAGATTGCGCGTATTGCACTCTTAATTGAGAGTCTTCAATACTCTTATCAACACGGGCTAACTCCGCTCCTGAAGTGCGATTTTCAACGTTTAACAGCCGTGCAGATAGTTCATCATTCTGTCGTTTGAGTGACGAAATGATATGCGCGCTATCCTCTAGCTTTTTCTTTTGAGCGTACTTTTTGTTCTGCCTTTCAAGCCGTCTAGCTTCACGTAGTTTTTCACGATCAGCTTCAGATAAATTTTTAGTTTCTCTATGCTCAACGTGCTCTGTTCTATCAACGGGTTCTTCAGCAGCTGCTTGCTCAATCGGCTCAGCTTCTTCTACCTGAATCTCTTGTTTTTCATCAACAGGCATAGTGACTGTTGCAGATCCATCAGCTGCTTCTTGCATTTCTAGTTTGTCTGTAGGTGTCATAGGTATGCCTTTTGCTTGGTATGATCGCCAGTGACGACAGCAATAAGCTCAGTATCATTACAAAGCCCGAAAGTAACTGGACTGTCTTTGTCATTAGGGTTATCAACAAAGAAACGATCAGCATTCCATTTTGGAATTCTTACGATGTCTCCTGGTGATGCCCAAACGCCTTCAGGCCAGGGTTCTCCAGAGTCGCGTTTCTTAAAAGCAATAGGACCTACTGCAATCAATTTAGCGACCATGGTTTGGGCTTTTTCAGTTTCTATGGTCTCATCAATTAAGATAATTCCGCTAGCTGTAGCCCTCTTAGGTGTCTGTCGAATTTGTATTAAAATTCGATTACCTACGGGTTTAACTCCTGCTTCTACTTGAGGAAAATAATCCTCATCTGTCCACTGTGCATCAGCCATTAGGCTTCTCCTTCTAAGCACTCTTCAGCGCTTGGTTACAACCGCCCGACCATCGAGCGATTTATCTGTCGTCATCCTCTTGAGAATGTAATAAGTTGTCAATAATTGTAAGGGCGTGCTCTAGGCCAGCGTACCGACCTGAGAGCTCTTTATACGCTTCAAAAGACGAAGCGTTTCCCTCTGCTAAGGAGCTCGCGATTTCCATCTGAGCTATCCTTATTTCCTGAATCAGCTGCTCGATCAACGTCCGCGTCCTGCTGATTTGCGCATTGGAGTCGCTTTAGGAGGAGCTTTATGTTTCATACCTTTATGATGTTCAGGTTTGCCTCCAGTTTTCATGCCTTGCAAGGGCAACCCAGCTGCTAAACGATGGTGTTGGCGTTGGGGCTCATTTGTCATGTCGTCTTTCATTTCTTACTCCTTGGTTTCGGGTTTAGGATTTGCCGCCTCATGCAACATCTGTCTCTCTTCTAGTACAGTGCGTTGTTGCTCCGCATCTATTTTTGCTGCGTCTAGAGTTAACTCCATACCTTTCATACGCTCTTGCGCGATGTTGTTTGCATCGTTGATAGCGACTTGGGTTTGTAAACGCGCTGCTTCCATCTGTTGGCTTGAATTGTCTTCTTGCTCTTTTTCTGAAGCTTCTACCTTGAGTTTTTCTCCAGCAATCGTTGCGTTGACTTTGTCCTGCTGAGCTTTGCGTTGTGTTTCTGCTAGCTGAGCGTTGACTAAGGCTTGAGCGTTTGGATCGACAGGTATTTGACTTGCTTTTTGCTGCTGAATTAACTGCTGTACCTGTTTTTGCATAGGTATTAAGTCTTGCATAATTGTTGAAAGCTCCTGTTGTGACAGTTGCTTTACGTTGACGCTCGTAGCCGCAAGGGTTGCTTGAGAAGGAATTGGTATACGCTCCACTTTCAAGATATCTAGCTCTGAACCGCGCTTCATTTGATCTAAATACCAGAAAGATAGATGTTCTTTAACGTGCGTAATCACTGCGGGTAAAAACGTGTCAGACATAATAGGACCGCCCCCTAGCATAGGATCAGTCCCAAAGTCCAAGTGCGTTTGGATATGCGCCATATGGTCTTGTCCAGGAAACGCTCCAACGGGCTTGCCTAGGGTCATGCTGACGTTTTCCAACGCAGGATTCATATCCTCAACTTTAGCGGGATCTGGTAAAACGTCTTGCACGTTGGGTATCTTCATCGTTTGAAGAATACGCTTTTCAACTGCTAAAAGATTGTAAAGATTAGGGTTAGCTTGTGCGCGTTGTGCTAGGGCTTGTGCCTGAGCGAACCGTTGCGTGTCACTAAAGATATTAGGATCCGACACGGGGACAATGTCGCTCATCTTATTGAAGTCATCCTTAGTAACAGGAATTTCTTCAATGATGTCATCCAAGTCCATATCATCAAAGTGCCATCTATTTAGGCGAGCTAAGACTTTAAGAACCCTTGCTTGTGAGGCGTGTAATCGAGCATGAATAGCGCTAAAAACTGCTGCTCCCTGCTCAATCATCGCTTGCGTTGTGCCTACTGGAGCGGTGCTTGATATATCAGCGATCTTTTCCTCAGCCGTCGTTACAACGCCTTTTGCTGCGTCAGTCAACCAGCCTAGCAACTGAAATAGGACAGGCGAAGGCTGATTGAACGGCATAGGCATTGCAATCTTGCGTATGTCATCAACGCCAGGAGCGCCCTCAATCTCTGTGACTTGTGTGACTTCAATGTTTTGTGACTGACCGGAGATCTTTGCTCCTTTCAGTTTCAACATCGTCGCTGCGGTGTTTATATGAGCCGAGTCCAGAAGTGCACGAAGAGCGCCAGTAAGAGCGGCACTGAGACCACCAATGAGATGAGGTAAACCAATTGCATAAGCACCTCGCCATGGGATGAACTTGAATTCAATGATCCAGTCTAGCTTTGCCCGACGGTCGTCCCCGTCCTCCCAATTACGATACAAACCTAATACCTGATGAGTTTGCTCATCAAGCATTAAGATATACGGCGCTCTTTCTCCCTTTGCTATGCTATCATAGTCGGTTTTTAACCAAGTGTAAATATTAAATGTACGGCGTATACCATCAGGATTCTCACCCGTATCAGTCTTGCCCTCAACCTTCAAATTTGCCTTTGCCGCTTTTGATAGCTCAGGCTCCATTGAAGTTACATACGCATTAATATCGCGGTACAACCCAGAAGCGACACGTTGTTCAAAGGTGTCTTGTATGATGTCGTCAACTTCTGTGACGCGTGATGCGGTGTAGAAGTTAACTGAAGCGTACGGTAGATAGATATTATCAATTGGTATGAACTCAATACGCGGACGGCGCATCTCTGGATCAAACCACATTTTAAGATATTGAGAACCGCCGAAGGGCAGTTGCGTCGTCATCTGTTCTTCTTCATCACGGAACTCAATGATCTGCTCAGTACACTGCCAGTTCATAAAGTCGCGTTTGTTATCGGCTTTTTTCTGCTTGTCATCACTAGCAGTTCCGATAATCTTAGACTTGACAGGTCCATCAGGCGGGAAAAGCTCTTTCATCGCCCGTGCCGCAAAGTCAACTCCAGACTCAGCCATCACAGGATGAACTGTTTTTGAAGCGCCTTGAAACTGAGCGCCTCCTGGGGCGTCATTGCCTAATCCCGAGCGCCTAATACCCTCCTCGTACTGCTCATCACGTTTTTTACGAGCTTCTTTATCTTTTTCAATGAGCGTTAAAAACTTGTTACCAAGGTTCATCAACTCATACTCGGGCATTGACTCTGCTAGGTTAGCATAAAAATCTGGACTTTGCTCAGGACCTTTAAGCGTGCTCAAATGTACAAGCGCAGAGCCGTCTTCTAACTCCTCAATTTCCTCTTGTCCTTCATCAGTGAATAATTCACTAAGGCTGACTTCTTCAGCTTGATCAGGATCATCGATCTCGCCTACAAAGCTCACTGGGTCTATATAGCGACCGTCTTCTTGATCTTGAGGAAAAGGTAAGCCTGCCATGTGTGTTCCTTAAATTAGTCCCATGAGCTTTAATCTACGCTCAATCAAGACGGGGTCTTCTACTGTAACTGACCCGCCGTCTTTTTTAGTAATTACTGGGTTAGTGGGGTCAAATGTTCCCTCATTTCCGATAGCTGATTTGATTTGCTCAGGTTTAAAGACTCCCAGATTTTTGTAGCCGTCTTCATTAGTATAGAAAGAATCGAAACCTGAGCCCTTAATAGCCTCTTGAATATCAGGATGTTCTAGCACGGCAGTGACGCCGATGCGGTTTGTTAACTTAGGGTCTAGGTTAGGGTTGAAGTCTTTAAGAGCTTGAACATGCTCAGGAACCGCAGGGTCAAAAGGGTTCTCAACTCTAACATGCACGGGCATTATGTTAGGACCTGAGGGTAGATGTTTTCTATACTCTTCAATGACCTGGTCCTCAGCCTCACCTACGGGCTTGCCTTCTTCAATTGACTTGATCATTGAATCAGCGTGCTCAGGCATGTCGGGATATGTGTCCCTAAAATATTGCTTTGCTTTTTCTTGTGACAATGCTATCTGCTCAGGCGTCAAATGCTTGTGCGGTTCTTTAGCCATATAGATAGGAGCGTCTAAGGCGTACTTCTCCGCGTACTCAGGAGATTGAGTTACAAATGACGCGATAGCTTGATTGGGTTTTGTTTCTGCCAGTTTAGGGTCAAACTCTTTAATATCAGAAGACGTGCCGTGATACCAGACGCCTTTTTCTTTGCTAGGTGCTAAGAATGCCTGGAGGCTTTGTTCTCTTGTGGGTGTAGAATTAGTTTCAACTTCAGAGGGAAAAGCCGAACGTATCTGCGCTTTTGTACCTTCAACATCGCCTGTGTAAATGGCCTCAAGGTTGTCAATGTTGATTGGATTTTTTGTAGCAAAAGAACCGTTTTTGTAACTTTCACGCCAACTGTCAACGCCTGAATCTTCATCAGGTAAAAAGTTATGCTCTTTATTGTTCAATTTAAATTTCATGACAGGGAACTCGTGCGGGTGCTCATCAAAGCTCGGGTCCATCTCATAAAAACGCTCGCGTTGAACTTTAGCAACTTGAGGGTGAGACCAGAAGTACGCCCCACCAACATGCTCAGGTTCATAACCTTGTACGTTTTGATCACCCACGCTGCGGTTGGTCAATAAGCCTTCTTTGATCGGCGCGGTGATATCCTGCGTAACGTGATAGCCCGTAACCTTGGCCGATTGGGGCTCAGCAATGTGTTCAGGGAATTCACTCGGTCCGAGCTCATCAATATGTTTGACTTTGCTGAGCAGCTGATTTAACTTGTCATGAGTAAATTTTGACGATGAAGGTTGTACGCTGAGCGCCTTTTGCTCAATCGATCCTGCTAGCCCCATGTTAGGAATATGTCCAGGATTAAATGCCATTGCCAATTCTTCAGGCGTTGGAGCGCGAAGGTTTCTGAGTTGATCGATGGGGTTTGTTACAGCGTGGCCGATGTTTTTAACGATGTCGCCAGCGCCGAGTAGCGCATTCTGAACGCTCTGGTTCCATTCTTGAGCAGGGTTCCAGTCGCGTATGCCTTGCATTGATGATTGATATGACGGCAAGGGTTGTCCCATGAGCTGCTCTAGTTTAGAGAGCTTTTCTAACTTTACAGGGTCTTGTACGTCTACTTTTGGCATGATGTGGATATTATAGCGCCTTATTGAGCGTAAGGGTTACCTTTGCGTTTGAATTCATTGTCGTGATACTCTTGCTGCTCCAAGGGGTCAATGTTGATCAGTCCAGCATCGCGTAAGTAGCGCAACGCTTGGGTGAGTGCGTCTACATAATCATCATTGCGAACCTCAGGAAACGCACACCATTGATTGAGCGCCTCAGTCAACCAAGTGCGCGGGGTGCCTGGGTTGGCTTGCGATTCAGGCAGGAATACACGACCACGCGCGATGATAGGTGAAACTAAGTTAGCCCGCATTACTTTATCAGCCCGTCCAGGATTGTAACCGCGAATAGGTAAACCCGCACGTTGCAAGTCTTGAAGTAACGATATCCCCGCGGACTTATCCTCAATTAAGACAAGGTCTGTCTTTTTTCCGCTGTTAAACTCATCAGGGTCACCATACACTTCAGCATAGTTGTCCACGACTTTATTTCTAAGCTCAGGATATTCTATCCTTTCAGACCAAGCATCAATAATCATTACGGACGTAGGTCCGTCTTCGGGTTTAAAAACCCCTAGCACGATGCATGCAGTGGCGTCGTTGACGGTCTTCTCCGACGTTGCGCAATCATACGACTGGATAATGTAAGTAAACGCAGGAAAGGAGCGCTCTGAAGGCCACAGCTTGAACCATGACCGTTTAATGAGTCCTGAGTCTTCAGGATCAAGCAGTACCGCATTAATCTCCTGGTCCCCTAAGGAGGTACCTTCGTACTGAAGGATTTGATTTTTGAAAGTAGGCGCAAGGTTATTCAGATTGTCGTACGTCGTTGCTGACACGTAGCAAACGTCGTTGCCGTCTCTGGCGACAAGGTCAAAGATGAGGGGCTTGGGGCGTGGCGTGGTGGTGCACATGATGCGTGGGTTTTGTCCAAGCCGCATACCGAACTGGATCTGATTCCACGCCTCGTCTAGTTGCTCCCACGCGGCAAGCTCATCACACCAACCCCCGTGAAACTGC